CAAGAAAGAATGATTGATATGGTTTATACGCAATTTATGGCATATCGAACAAAACCCTTGACTATTGAAGATAGATTAAGTAAATTAGAAGAACAATCACACGAACCACAAAATTATCGTGAAGAATGTGAGATGATGAATAAGGAATTGAAAATCCTAAAGCTACAAATAAAAAAGTTAAAAAGACTAAAATAAAGCTTGTATTTTAACAAAAAAATTCGTATATTATATGAATACGTTATACTTAAATGTTTTTAATTAAATATTTATTAATAACAATAACACTAAACATAACTATGGAGAATAAAAATGGATATTGATGCTATAAAAAGCCGTCTTAATCAGTTACAAAACACAACCTCAAACTCGTTTTGGAAACCACAACCAGGAAAATCACAAGTAAGAATTGTACCTTATACACACGATAAGAACAATCCTTTTAGTGAGTTGTTTTTTCATTACAGTTTAGTTCCTAACAAAACTGTCCTATCACCACTATCATTTGGTAGACCTGATCCAGTTCAACAATTTGCTGACAAACTTAAATCGTCTGGCAATAAAGATGAATGGATTCAAGGAAAACGAATTGAACCTAAAATGAGAACATTTGTTCCCGTTATAGTTCGTGGTGAAGAATCAGAAGGAGTTAAATTCTGGGGTTTTGGTAAAACAGTTTATCAAGAACTTTTGGGTATAATCGCAGATCCTGATTATGGTGATATTTCTGATGCTACAGTTGGTCGTGACATTGTTGTTGAACGACAAACGCCTGCTGAAGCTGGAAATCAGTATGGTAAAACTACTATCAGAGTAAAACCAAATCAAACTACGTTATCTGATGATTCTGATCAATTAGAAAAACTGTTAAATGGTCAACCCAACATTGGTGAGTTATATAAAGAACCAACCTTTGATGAGTTGAAAGAACACCTCTCAAGTTTCTTAAATCCAACGGATAATGATGACAGTTCTGGTACGCCAGAACCCGAAATGGTTACTACCAATGCATCTTCTACAGTAGAAGATGACTTTGATAAATTATTTAATTCATAATCCCGCGGGCTCGGTGGGGTGGTTTCCTCCTTTCTCCGCCCCATCGTTTAATAGGAGAAACATATGTCAAACAGAGATGAGCTAGCTGAAGTATTAGCTAGCGAACTTAACAAACAATTCAAATCTCATCAAGTAGCTTATTTTCTTGATGGAAAACAAGAAACTCCAACTGATGTTACGGATTGGGTTTCTACGGGTTCTACGTTATTAGATTTAGCAATATCAAATAAACCTAACGGTGGATTTGCTGCTGGTCGAATAGCAGAAATAAATGGACTTGAAGGTAGTGGTAAATCTTTAATTGGAGCTCACGCTCTTGCCTCCACTCAAAAGAAAGGTGGTCTTGCTGTCTATATAGATACTGAGTCTGCTGTTTCAGCTGAATTCTTACAGGCAATTGGAGTAGATACTGATAATATGCTATACGTTCATCTGGAAACAGTTGAAGACATATTTGATACGATTGAAACGATTATCACGAAGATTCGCGAATCCGATAAAGATAAATTAGTCACCATATTAGTCGATAGTTTAGCTGCTGCTTCTACAAAAGTAGAGATGGATGCTGACTTTGATAAAGATGGTTGGGCTACATCAAAAGCCATAGTCTTATCAAAGGCTATGAGAAAGATTACACAACTTATTGCTCGTCAAAAAGTATGTTTAATCTTTACGAACCAATTACGTCAAAAACTCGGAGTAATGTTCGGTGATCCTTGGACTACAAGTGGTGGTAAGGCTTTACCATTTCACGCTTCTACTCGTATTCGATTAAAGAATATGGGACAAATCAAAGATACAAAAAAGAATACTGTTGGTATTAAAATCAAAGCTCAAGTCATTAAGAATAGATTAGGTCCTCCATTACGGAGTGCTGAATTCCCACTTTTCTTTGATAAAGGTATTGATGATTTTGCTAGTTGGTTAAGTGTAATGAAAGACCACAACTTAGTTAAACAAGCTGGTGCTTGGTATACTTTAGTTGACCAAAATAATAAAGAACATAAGTTTCAATCAAAAGACTTTGGCGCTTTACTCTCAGACGTAGATACTCAGGAATATATTTATGATTCTATCTGTAAAAAGATAATTTTAAAGTATGATTCTGGTCAATTGGGCATAGATGATGTCACTACTGAAGATGAGTTTGCGAATGAGTAATAGTTATGATAAAACTTTATTAACTAAGCGATTTTATGACTACGAAGATGATATTGAAACCAATCCTACAACAAAAAAACTAAATGATCACGTTTTAGTTGTAGATGGTTTCAATACTTTCATAAGGGCATTTAGCGTTAACCCATCTTTGAATGAAGATGGTAATCACGTGGGTGGTTTGACTGGGTTTTTAAAATCTATACGATATACGATTAATAAGTTTAAGCCTACTCGTTGTATTATTGTTTTTGATGGTAAAAACTCATCCAAACCACGCCAAAAAGTATTTCCTGAATATAAGGCTGGTAGGAAAGTACGAAGTCGATTAAATAGAAATGTCGATTGGGCAACCACACCGCAAGATGAATCCGAATCAATAAAAAGACAATTAGGTAGGTTAGTTGAGTATTTAGAACACTTACCTTTGACTTTATTGGCATTAGATAATCTCGAAGCTGACGATGTTATAAGTTACATATGTACATCGACATTAAAAGAGTCGAAATGCACAATTATGTCATCCGACAAAGACTTTTATCAGTTAGTTAATGATAAAATTCAATTATACTCACCTACTAAGAAAGTAACCTACGATAGAGACTTAATAAGAAAAGAGTTTGGAGTTTATCCACAAAATGTCTTAACCTGTAGAATAGTAGATGGGGATAAATCTGATGGTATACCTGGCGTAAGGGGAATTGGAGTAAAGACATTAGTAAAAGAGTTTCCAACACTAACCGAGGATGAGCATTTTGATGCTAAGGAGTTATTGGTTTCGGCGAATAAAAAAACAACGAGAGTTTCAGAGATGTTGGTTAAAAATGAATTTATTATAAAAAGAAATTTTATTTTAATGCAACTACATGATCCAGACATTAAAAATCAAACGAAATTGAAGATTGTTGATGCAGTTAACTCCTTAGCACCTAAGTTAGTTAAGTATCAACTACAAACTCTGTTCGTAAAGGATAAATTACAAGGACATATCCCAAATTTTGATAATTGGTTAACGGAATTTAACATTTTAGATCATTATTGGAGGAATAAATGAATAAAACAAAAAGCATATCAGAATACGGATATTCCTTTCAAATTAAGTTTATAGTATGCTTGATTTCAGATAAATTATTTTTAGAGCAAATTGTAGATATATTAGATGAGAAATATACAAGTAATGATGCTTTTTGTTGGTTAATAAAGGAAATACGAGAATATTACAACGAATATAAAGATGTTATCACTATGAATGTATTTAAAATTAAAATACAAGAAATAGACTCCGATTTACTACAGGTTAACGTTAAGGATATATTAAAAGAGGTATTTAAAAATATTGAAGCAACAGACCTTGATTATATTAAAGATAAGTCATTAGATTTCCATAAATCACAAGTATTAAAGGATGCTATCATTAGGTCAGCTGAAATATTAGAACGAGACGGCGATAGTGATGAGATAAAAGGTTTAATAGATAATGCGATGCAAGCTGGCGTTGAAAGAAATTTAGGACATGATTATTTAGAAGATATTGAAGAAAGATATTCAGAAACAGCAAGAATTACATCACCAACACCGTGGGATATTATAAACGAGGTAATGCAAGGTGGATTGGGTGCTGGTGAGTTGGGAGTTGTAGTTGCTCCTGCTGGTATTGGTAAATCTTGGGTATTAAGTGCTATGGGTGCTTATGCTATATCTAAGGGGCTGAATGTAGTTCATTATACATTAGAATTAAATGAAGCATACGTAGGGTTACGATACGATAGTATTTTTACTGGCGTAGAGAGTCAAAATCTTAAATATCATAAGGACGAGGTACTGGAGAGATTAGAAAAGCTAGATGGTAATTTGACTATTAAGTATTATCCAACTAAAGCCTGTACGGTAAATACATTGTCTGCTCATTTGAAAAAAGTAACAACATTTGGAGAAAAGGTTGATATGGTATTGGTTGATTACGCTGATATTATGAAAGATGTAAATAAACATACTGAGATGAGACATGCTTTGGGTAATATCTATGAGGACTTACGTGGTTTGGCTGGTGAGATGCAAATTCCAATATGGACAGCAAGTCAAGCTAATAGAAGTGCTTTGGATGAAGATGTCATTGAAGCCAGTAAAGTTGCTGAATCCTATGCTAAAGTCATGACAGCAGATTTCGTTATATCATTGAGTCGTAAGATAGAAGATAAGATAGGAAATACAGGTAGATTTCATGTTATTAAGAATCGATTCGGTCCTGATGGATTAACTTATCCAGCAAAGATAAATACTAACATTGGTAAGATTGAAATCTTTGAATCAAGTTCAATACAAGGTAAGGGTATTCAACATAAAATTAATAATCGAGATAATCAAACGAAAGCTATATTATCTGCTCGTTATGATGATTTAATGAATGATTAATAATCCACAAGTATTAAGTGAATTTCTCGGATATGATGAAAGAGATTTGGAGTTTGAAAGCGTTACAAATTCAATAGATGTAGTGGATATAGAATATGGCATTGAAGTTATATTTGATTATTATCGTAGACATGGATTTCCACATTATCAGATTCATGAAAACGAGAAACATCAACATATGAGAAAGATTCAAAGGTTTGATGTAGATACGATATTCAAAGATAATAAAATTATTCAGACAATGCATGGATTGAGATTGGCTTGGACTTATTTTCCATATTTTTGGGAAATACAATGTGGTAATGCTAAATTAACACCAATGGAAACCTTTTTAGATGATGATAAGTTTAAATCAGTTATACGGAAATGTTGGACTTGGTGTTTAAAGCACGGTGATGGTATAAGTATTTTTCATGAAAATAGACTAAGACAATCATTGAAGATATATAGCGGAACACAAGCCGTAAGTAATTTCCGACCAACTGCTGCTAAATTAATCTATGAGAAATATGGTGGTGATGTTATTTGGGATATGAGTTGTGGTTGGGGTGGAAGGTTGATTGGATTTTTAGCAAGTTCAAGAAAGAAGTATATCGGAACAGAACCATCCAGTAGAGCATTTGAAGGATTGAAAAAGATAAAAAAAGATTTTAATTACTTGACAAAGACAGTAGAATTACATAAATTAGGTAGTGAAGTATTTGAACCAGATAAAGAGTCTCTGGACTTGTGTTTCACATCACCACCTTATTTTGATACGGAGAAATACTCAGATGAACCAACTCAAAGTTTTAAAAAGTACCCGACTGCAGATGAATGGGTAAATGGATTTTTACAAAAAACTATTGAGAATTGCTACAATGGATTAAAACCCAATAAGTATATGTTAATCAATATAGCAAACACACCGAAGTATAAATTTATTGAAGAAGAAACAGTAAGGATTTCAAAAGAATTGGGATTTAAACAAGAACAAACGATAGAATTAACTCTATCAAGCATTATGGGAGCTGGATACAAGTATGAGCCAATTTATGTCTTTGTCAAATAAAAAAATGTTATTACTTTTTTGTTATTACTTATATTTATATAGGAGAGATATAAATGGGTAGAAAAAAAATATATAAAACTGAAGCAGAAAAAAAACAGGCTAATAGATTAAAAGCCCGTAAATATTATCTCAAAAACGCTGAAAAGATAAAGAAAAAACGTATGGAGAAGTATTATGAAAAGAAATTGTCCTGAGTGTGAGAAAGAGTTGATATATAAGTTAAGAAAAGATTTATCTAACCCAAGAGAAGTTTTTGAGTTGGCAATTAAAAATAATACTTTATGTGCAATGTAAATTTATAATCATTAATGAGTAAATAAATTGGAAAAACCCATAAAACAATGGGAACAATGGATATGAAGTTAATATTTATCATAGACCCCACACCAAAGAATAGTTAACAATTAAACAGGAAAGTAAGTTATGAGTAAGAAATTTGTTTTATCGGAAAATTTTATTAACAAATACAAAAGAAAGAAAGTACCATTCGGTTTTAACGGATTAGGTGAATTAGTTTATATGAGAACCTATTCTCGAATCAAAGATGATGGGAAGAATGAACGTTGGTGGGAAACCATTAAAAGAGTCGTAGAGGGAACTTACTCTATGCAAAAAAATCACATTGATACACATCAATTGGGGTGGAATCCGTGGCAAGCTCAAAGGTCAGCACAAGAGATGTATGACAGAATGTTTAATATGAAGTTTTTACCACCCGGCCGAGGTCTTTGGGCTATGGGAACAGCCATAACCGAAGAAAAAGGTTTGTACGCCGCCCTAAATAATTGTGCATTCGTATCAACTAAAACAATCAAAGATGACTATTCCAAACCATTTACATTTTTGATGGATGCGAGTATGTTAGGTGTGGGTGTTGGATTTGATACAAAGGGTGCGGGTGAGGTTATGATTAAATTACCCAACCCAAATAGAGGTATAGAAGAATATGTGATACCCGATACTCGTGAAGGTTGGGTGGAATCATTAAAGTTATTGTTAGAGAGTTATTTTCATGCTTCTGCCGAAGTTCAATTTGATTACACATTAATTAGACCAGAGGGGGCCGTAATCAAAGGTTTTGGTGGAGTCTCAAGTGGCCACGAACCACTAAAAGAAATACATGAAGAAATAAGAAAAGTATTAAATATAAATGTAGGAGAACCAATCACCATAACAACTATTGTAGATATAATGAACCTTATTGGTAAATGTGTCGTGGCGGGGAACGTAAGACGAACAGCAGAGATTGTGTTCGGTGATCCAGACGATGAAGAATATTTAGACTTAAAGAATTATAAAGTTAACCCACATAGAGAACAATATGGATGGACAAGTAATAATAGTATATTTGCCGAGTTGGGTATGGATTATACTGATGTATGTAAACGAATCGTGGATAATGGTGAGCCTGGTTTTGCTTGGTTAGAAAATATGAGAAAGTATTCTCGTATGAAGAATGGTGGGGATAATAAAGACCATAGAGTTATGGGTGGTAATCCATGTCTGGAACAATCATTAGAATCATATGAGCTATGTTGCCTCGTAGAAACATTTCCAGCCAACCATGATTCATTAGAAGATTATCAACGAACATTAAAATACGCTTATCTGTATGCCAAGACCGTAACATTAGGTAGAACACATTGGCCTGAAACCAATAGAGTTATGCTGAGAAATAGACGGATTGGATGTAGTGTAAGTGGTGTTGCTCAGTTTATTACTAAAAATGGAATGGAAGAATTAAGAACTTGGTTGGAGACGGGATATGATACAATACAAGAATGGGATAACCAATATAGTGATTGGTTTGCTGTTCCAAAGTCAATTAAAACAACATCAGTTAAACCAAGTGGTACAGTTTCATTATTGGTTGGTGCTACTCCAGGAATGCATTATCCAGAATCAAGATTTTATATAAGAAGAATGAGATTATCAAAACAGTCAGAACTATTAGAACCATTGAAGAAAGCTAACTACCCATTAGAACCTGCATTCGGTGCGGAAGATACAACTATGGTTGTAGAGGTTCCAGTTGATGTCGGTGAGGGTATTAGAACGGTTGGTGAATTATCAATATGGGAACAATTCAGTTTAGCAGCTTTTCTACAAAGACATTGGGCAGACAACCAAGTTAGTTGTACTGCTACATTCGATCCTAAAACAGAAGCTGACCAACTACCACATGTACTTAATTACTTTCAGTATAAATTAAAGGGTATATCGTTATTACCACGGCATGAATTAGGTGCTTACAAACAAATGCCTTATGAAGCTATTACCGAAGAAGAGTATGATAAGATGGTGGGTAAGTTAGGTAAGTTATCTTTCGGTGTAATCAAAAATGAAGAAGCAGAAATAGATAAATTTTGTAATTCTGATACCTGTGAAAT